GCCCAGGCATTCCTTCCCGATTCCAAGGGAGACTTTTGCCCCATACGAGCAGCAATCAGGGACGGGCAAAGGAGTGTTCTGCTCCATATGAGGGCGATTGCAATCAAACACAACAATGGCACGACCACGAAAAAACCCGACACCAAGCGTTGATTTACCCGAACCGCAGAAGACCCCGGAGCTAGGAGACTTAACTCCCGACTTCATCCTCTGGTTCAAGCAAACGCACTCCCATGAGGAGTTTGTAAAACGATATTCCGACCGCATACCGCATCACTACCCGCAAACCCACCAAATCCCATGATTACATCTGAAGGACAAGTGTCAGCGCCGGCAGACGGCAATGCACTTTTAAATGCCGAGGCAGCACCCGTTGCCAGCACCACAACCAACGAGGCCGATAGCCTCATTTCAAGCAAGGAGACAGCGCCATCCATCCCCAATGACTCACCCTGGGTCAATGAGAAGGGAGAGTTTTCCGAAGGGTGGCTTGACCGTCTCCCCAAGGACCTAGCCGACTCCAAACAGATCTTGGGTCAATTCAAGGACATTGAGGGGGTACTCAAGACTTTGGCATCCCAACAGAAGATGCTCGGCAAGAAAGCCGATTCCGTTTTGATCCCTGACGAGAAATCCTCTCCAGAGGAAAAGACGGCATTTTTGCGCAAGCTCGGAGTCCCAGAATCCCCGGACGCTTACCAACTCCGACCAAAGGATCTCCCTGCCGGGTACGAGTGGAGTGATGACGTTGCCAAGGAGTTTAACTCCGTTGCCCATCAAGCCGGCGTAACCCCCGCCCAGATGGACAAGATCATGTCCAAATATGCGGCATACGAGTCAGCAAAGGCAGAGCAGGCAGCGCTTGCACAGAAGGCGGAAATAGAGGCTGGCAGAAAATCCCTTGCCGAAGCATGGGGCGACAAATACGAGGTTGAATTGAGCGTTGCCCGTCGAGCCGCGCAAGTGGCAGGAGTAGATGTCAACAGCAAGGGGTTTTCCGATCCCGCAGTTGTCCTGGCATTCAACCGACTCGCCCGGATGATGAGTGATGACAAGATCGTCAATTCGGAAACCGCAGGAACCATGATGGCAGGCAAAGCGCGGGCAATGGACATCATGACCAACCCACAAAACTCCATGTATGAAAAATACAAGTCTGGGGAAAAAGCAGCGCGTGAGCTTGTAACCGACCTTCTGAAAAATGGATAACCAACCCTACGACAACGAGCGCAAGGGAGTCCTATTCCTTAAGGGTAGCGAGAACGAGAGGGCGCCCAAATGGTCGGGTAAGATGACCCTTCACGGCATCGAGTACCAGATCGCCGCATGGGAGAAGATGAGCAAGTCAGGCAAAGAAATGCTGACCATCTCCATCACCGACAAGCCGGCAGGGGGAGGCAATTATTCCAATTCACCCAAGAGTTATACCCCTTCCCCCAACAAGGAAGCTCACTACAAGGCAAAAACCAACGCCTATGCCCCGCAGGAAAGGGACGACGATATTCCGTTCTGATTTTTAGCTTGGTTGTTCATGCGCGAAGCCCTCACCGGGAAACTGGTGGGGGTTTTTGCTTGGCAAAACAATTCTTAAACAAATTAAAACGGCATTTAACATTGGGTAGAAATGTTCTCCCAATTCCCATTGGCAAAAATGGGAGAACAAAAGATTTCAGTTAGTGCAATCTTTTTGTGCGAATTCCTGTTGACGAGTTAGTAACATGGATGTTAGTACCTAACAACGTCAACTTGAGGGACAACCTCTCTGGTAATTGCCAGTAGTAGATCCGAGTAGAGTGGACAACTCCGAAGTTAAGTGATCCCGAAAGGGGCAACCATTGATTCGGCTTGCTAGTCAACACCTACTCAAAATCTAACCTACTAACATTATGGCAGCTATTACCCAAGTCCCCGATCACTTCGTGATCCAATACGAGACTAACTTCAACCACTTGCTTCAGCAGATGGAGGCCCGCCTCAAAGAGAAGACGAAAGTCGTTTCCGCTTCAGGCGCCGCAGTTCGTTTCAACCAATACGGCCTCACCTCGATGACCTCGGTCACGTCCCGTGCAGCCTCCACCCCGCAGACAGATATCGCCCTTCCTACCCGTTGGGCCTACCCTGCCCCGGTTGAGACCGCGCAGACCTTTGATGAGTTTGACAATCTCTTCCTCGGAAGTGTTGTCCTGCCCACCAGCGAGTGTATGCAGAGTCAGGCCGCAGCGTACAATCGTACCGCCGACCAGACCCTGATCAATGCCCTCCTCGGCAGCGCCACGGTCACCAACACAGCCAACACCTCTTCGGGTTTTGGTCTGAACAACACCACCTCCTCGGTTGCCCTCCCAGGCGCCTATTCCATGACTGCCGCCATCAGCGGGACAACCCTCACGGTTTCCGCTGTTAGCTCTGGCACCATTGGGATCGGCACCCTGATTCAGGGAGCAAACGTCTCCAATGGCACCTACGTCATTGGTCTGGGTACGGGAACCGGCACAACGGGAACCTACACGGTCAACAACTCGCAGACCGCAGCCTCTGGCACCATTGCCGGGGTTGGTCAGCAGGTTGCCGTTGGCTACGCCGGTGGAGGCTCCAACACCTCCATGACCATCGCTAAGATCCGCGAGGCCAAGCGTATCCTGGACCTCAACGAGGCCCCTGCCGAAGACCGCATCCTTGTGGTCAGCGCCAAGGAAATCGCTGATCTGCTCGGAACCACCGAAGTGACAAGCAACCTCTTCAACAGCGTCCGCGCTCTCGTTGATGGGGATGTCAACCACTTCCTCGGTTTCAACGTCATCCGCACCGAGCTTCTGCCGGTTGCATCGAGCATCCGTTCGTGCATCGCCTACCAGAAGAACAGCGCGGTGTTCGTTGATGGTGGAAAGAAGAGCTACATGGACGTTCTGCCCACGCAGAGTCACGCCCTGCAGATCCGCAGCACGGCAGTCATTGGTGCTTCCCGTCTCCTGGAAAACGGAGTGGTGAAGATTTCCTGCGACACCACGGTCTAATTATACACAAGTCGGGGGTGGGGCTGCGCTAACTGCGGCCTCACCCCTTTCTTTTAACATTTTCTAAAAAGCCAATGGATTCCACGACCATCTGTAACCTGGCACTCGCAAAAATTGGCGATCAGATGATCATGTCCTTGGACGATCCGAGCTTGGAGTCTCGGTTCTGTAAACTCTTTTACTCCCCCACCCTTGCCGCCCTCCTGCGTACCCATCAATGGAATTGGGCTACCGGCATGGCGCAACTGGCGCAATCCGCCACCCCTCCTGACTTTGATTGGGATTACGCTTACCAACTGCCTTCCGATTTTGCCCGGTTGTTGACCTTCAATGCTTTTAAAAGCAATGAACCCAACGTGGAATTTGATATCATTGGCGACAAGTTGATGACCGATGAAAGCACCGGCTACATCACCTACATCAAAGATGTTGTAGACCCCAATCAGTTTGACCCTATCTTTGTGGAGGTTCTAGCGCTTTCCATTGCCTCAAAACTTGCAAAGCCCCTTGGCGGGAGCATGGACATCAAGCAACGCTTGGAGCAGGACTTAAAGCAACTACTAGGTGAGGCCCGTCGCATTGATGCCGCAGACGGTTATCCGCGCCGCAAGCCTGCCTGGATTAACTCGGATCTAGTTAAGAGTCGATATAGCGGAATCTACTAATGATCAGTCAACTGATCTCTAGCTTTAACTCCGGGGAGTGGTCTCCCTATCTTGAGTCGCGTACCAACCTTGAGAAGTACCGCAACTCCTGCAAGACGCTGGAGAATTTTATCATTACCCCTTACGGCCCAGCCAATCGAAGGGCCGGCACCGCATATTTGGGAGATGCCAAGGTATCTTCCACCCGCTGTCGCTTGATTGGGTTAAACCTCTCGGACTCCAACCATGTCGTCATGGAGTTGGGAGTTGGCTACATCCGTTTTTGGAAAGATGGCGCACTCATCAAGTCTGGTGGATCAGCAGTTGAAGCTGTCCAAGTGGATTATACCAACACGGCAACCGGCTCTACCCCCGTTCACCCTTACCAAGAAGCAGACCTGCGAACCGTTCAAGTCTGCCAAATCAACAACATTGCATACTTTACTCACCCATCTTATCCGCCGCAACGTCTGTCCCGCATTTCGGATACTTCTTGGACGATTGGCGAAGTTCCTTTTGGAGACACCTCCATCAAAAACAATTGGGCGCCCATGCTGGATCAAAACGTCACCACGACGACGATCACGCCTTCTGCGACAACGGGATCGGCAATAACACTCACGGCATCAACTGGAGTTTTCCAAAGTGGTCATGTTGGCGCCTATTACGAGTTAGCCCACCCCAATCCGACAACCTACATCAGTCAGAACATTGATTCCACAAATGCAACCAGCGGCACCATCAAGATCCTTGGAAAATGGTCTCTCCAGACTTTTGGAACATGGACGGCAGTCGTGGACTTGCAGGCTTCCATTGACGGGGGGACTACTTACAAAACCGTCCGTACCTACAAGAGTGTCAGCGATTACAACGCTACCTCCAGCGGAGAAGAGCAAGTAGAAACACTATTCCGTTTAGTTGTCAGCGGGTTTGTATCGGGAAGCACCAACCCCAGGGTCATGCTTTCTCCCCTTGATCCCACCCTCAAGGGGCTTGTCCGCATCACCGGCTACACAAGCTCAACCGTAGTCACGGCAAAGGTTTTAAAAACGCTTGGAGGCACCGGCGCAACAACCCAATGGAGGGAGGGAGCATTCTCTTCCATTCAAGGATACCCTGCAGCAGGCGCCCTTCACGATAGCCGCATCATCTTTGCCGGCACCTCCAGCAACCCGTCTTCTTTGTGGGGGTCGTATGTGAACGATTTCCAGAACTTCAAGCAGGGAGCCTACGATGCCGATTCTTGGTATTTTACTTTGGCCTCAACCACGGGGGGTCAAATCCAATGGCTTGTCTCCAAGTCGGCACTACTAATTGGAACTACCCTTGATGAGTGGTCCATGTCGGCAAGCGACCAGACAAGGCCAATCACCCCCACCAACGTCAATGTGCGGCAGCAGTCCCATTACGGGTCATCCAATGTAGGGGCGCAAATCATCAACGACACAATCCTCTACATCCAGCGCATGAGCCGCAAGATCAGGGAGCTTATTTATACCTGGGCAAGTGAGAGTTGGGTATCCAACGATGTTACCGCCCTTGCCGAACATACGACACGCACCAACATTTTAGAAACCGCTTACCAAAGAGTCCCTGACGCAATTTTGTGGTTTGTACGAGGGGACGGGCAACTTGTTTCCATGACCTACGAGCGTGAGCAGCAAGTGGTGGGATACGCCCGTCATATCACCGATGGGTTGGTGGAGTCGGTTGCCACCATTAACGGAACCAATGCAGAGGATGAGGTCTGGTTGCTGGTTAATCGAACCATCAACGGATCAACCAAGCGCTACATTGAACGCTTTGACTTGGGTATGCGTGATGCCCTGGACACCGCAGACAAGGCAAATTGGTGGTATGTTGATGCCGGCGTCCAAAAGACCTACTCAACCGCAACGGCAACCATTACCGGACTATCCCATCTTGAAGGCAAAGCAGTTTCGGTATGGGGTGGCGTCACCTACACCGATCCCGCTACCTCCCAAAGCATCACAACTTATGGCGTGATTCCTGCAATTGTCGGAACGGTTGTTACAAGTGGGCAAATCACTCTTCAAACGCCGGTCAATAAAGCCATTATTGGCCTGCCATTCACTTCCAAACTTGTTCCGCAACGGGTGGACACCAACCTTGCAGACGGCACCTCCCAAGGCCGGCGGATGCGTATTCCCCGAATTAACCTCAAGGTCTATCAATCCACAGGAGGAGAGATTTCCACCGATGGCGTGAACTGGAACCCCTTGGTATCCCGATACTTGACCGATGACATGGATGATTCTCCCCCGGTACTCAATGGCTTTGAACGGGCCTACGCTTCCTCTAATTGGGCTGATGGCGTGGACATTTATGTCCGCCAAACCCAACCCGTCCCCCTGACTGTTGCCGCCCTTGTCGTGAATTTTGAGGTCAGCGAGGCCACGCAGAACTAACATCCTTGCTTTTTCTCTTTAATTCGCATACGAAATAACTCTTAAATGGATCTTGCTAACATTAATAATAAAGAGGCGCAGGACTTCGTGGAGTCTATTGTTGCCCAATGTCCGCAAGTAGAACTGCCCCTTGAGCATATCTTTACCCCAAATCTCTATACTAGGGTCATTCATATGCCGGCGGGTACAATTGTTTGCTCTAGGGTCCACAAGTTTGATTCCCCATTTTTTCTGATGGAAGGGCGCTGCTCTTTGGTAGATCAAGACGGCAATCGAGTTGAGCTAGTGGCACCCCATATCGGAATCACCAAAGCCGGTACCCGCAGGACAATCCTTGTCCATGAGAACACGATTTGGGCCGGTTGTTTTGTCACAAACGAAACTGACCCCGATACAATCACCGACATCTTTACAAATGCCGCTGATGAATCCCTTCTTCCAGAAGGATTTCAGCAAGCCTGCTACGAAAGAAAAGCCCTCCCATGCGCTTCTTAATTCCTACCCAGACTCTAGCAGAGGACAAGTGGAGGCAGATGCCCATTTATGAAGTTTTTGGCGTAACTGCCGCCGCGCTTGGGGCAAGCGCAGCAACATCTATTGCTATAGGAGCCGCCGGAGCATCAGCAATCGGAGGCGCGTATAGTGCTTATTCTTCTTCGCAAGCACAGGCAAATAACGCTCGTCTTGGAAAATCAAGCGCCCAAGCGCAAGCTCAAATTTCCAAATATCAGAACGAACTTAATTACAAAGTAGCAATGGCGCAATCCCAGATGCATGCCAATAACGCCCAAGTGCTTCACAACTACGCTCGATCACAAGAAACGCAGGGATTTGAGCAAATCAACCGATCCTACCAGCAGGAAGATATGACCAAGAGCGCTACGACAGCGCAATATGGCGCGAGTGGGATTGCCGGCGATACTGGGTCCCCTCTCATGGTTGAGGCCCACAACGCTGGAATGGCACAACTTTCCCGAATGGATTCCGCATACAAAACCAACCTTTCCGCATTGGACACCGATTGGAAAGGGACTCTTGAGACCTACCAGAGTCAGGTGCAAGCCGAACTTGCCCATCAATACGAATATGGTGCAGCGGTTGCCAATTGGCAGGGCGGAGCAATGGCAAATTCGGCCTACAATAACGCCATGCAAGAATCAAATAATACGGCAACTTCCGGGTACATCAGCGCCACGGGAAGCCTTTTGGGTTCATTTGGTCAGTTAGGCGTTAATGGCGGACTGTCAAGGGGAGCCAGAACAGGGTCTCCTTGGGCTAAAATGACTGCAACTTTTTAACCTATGGCACAGATCCCTTTAAGCCAGATCCCAAATGCGCCTGACCTTGCCTCCATGTCGGCGCCGCAACTAAATAATGTCAACTTGCCCAATGTAGACTTTGGTGGAGAAAGGGCGGCAGTTGCTACCGCCTACGCAGGGGCTAGGGAAAATCCTAATAATGCTGGTTTTGTAGGAAAAGCTATTGCCGGCGTTGGTGATGAAGTTGCAAAAGTTTCCAATAATTACATTAAACAACAACAAGAATTAAATGGCATTGCTGGCAAGGCTCAATTTGAAGCTCTGAATAGTCAGGTTATGGATGATGTATCATCTAACCTTGACCCTACCCAACCTCATACCTGGATGGGCCAATTTAATCAAAAATGGAAACAAGTTACTGATTGGTACGCTTCTCAACCACAAGATGTCCAAAGATCCGTTTATCCTGACCTTTTAAGAAGCCAATACGGAAACATGGCAAGCATTGGTATATCTGCACATAAAACAGATATTGCCAATAAAACAGCATCAACAATGAGTCAAGTTGAGCAAATGGCCTCAAGTGGACTTTACGATGATGCCAAATCATTGACCGATGGGTTGATGCACTCTGGGGCTATTCCTATTGATAAAAAAAATGAGGTTTTTAGAGCTATTGATTCATATAAAACAGACGCCTCTGCAACCTCGTTGATTGCACAAGACCCAAGCAAAGCAGCAGATATATTTGCAAGGGCAGCAAAAGCCGGTGATTTTACCAATGCTCCAGATTGGATGAAGGGACTTCAACCAAAAGAGTTAGAAAACTATGCCAAAAAAGCGGAGTCAGTAAACTACTACCGGGAAACCGACAAAGGCATGGTTGTCTATGATGCTATTAACCAAGGCAAAATTAAGACGATGGAGCAACTTGAGGGCGCGGATGTTTATAAAATACTTACTCCAGATTGGAAAGCATCTGCAAAAAACAAGCTGCTCAATGAAGTTGTTTCAGGTTCCCCGGAAGGCATTAAAGCAGTTGGTGATGCTTATGGATCTTTGAACGCATTTCGAGTTGGAAAGGTTGATACTCTTGCCAAAGATTATCACGACATGAAGTTGATTGGGTCTAATCTTCCCACAGAAGACTCCAAGAATTTCCTTAAAGAAGTGGATGATATTTTTCAAAAACGCAGCGAACATGGTGGATCGCTGCCGTATGATCAGCAGATTAAAACGAGCGTAAGCGCTGAACTCCACAAAATGTATAAAGATGGTGGGTTTGGGGACCCATCCTCCCAAGAAGCGCTTTCAGCATACAAGCAAGCTGAATCTGATTGGAATAAAGTGACTGCTCAAGATCCGCATTCTTACGCCGAGGCAGAAGCAAAATACTGGCAGACCCAAAAGAATGCCGCTGCCGCTGCCGCACTTCAGAAGGGGCCTGCACCAAAACCCAAGGGTGTATTGGACACTATTTTTGATGCAATGAAAGGATCAAAACCGCAGGCATCCGCCGATGGTTTTCAGCCTATTGGAGATAAAGTTAAATCTCTAACCAAGTCTCCAGGCGTCAATGATGCTGTTTATTCAACTTGGGATTCTATTGCATCAAAGTTTTCTGGAATTACAAATGAGGGAATATGGGGAGACGAGGCCCATCAAAAACGCAAAAGTGATCACAATACGGGAGATGCATTAGATATTGGGGTTCCTTCAAAAATTGTTGGGTCTCAAATAAAAGATGAATTGGTATCAATGGCATCAAGCCAACCAATCAAATACATCATCCATAATGGGCAAATCTGGAATGCCCAACAAGGATGGCACCCGTATCATGGAAGCAACCCTCACGAAGGTCATGTCCATGTAAGTTTTTACAGAGGCAATAAACCTCAAATTGGAATTACCGCCACCAAACCCTACACCGAGAACGGCAGAGGCTAGGGTTTTGAGATCGTGTAGCCAAGTGGCCCCATGTCGCGGATGGTTGAACCGTCACTACCCTTCCACACGCCGGGGTTAATTTCCATAACTGTAGTTACGGCATGGGTAGGTGATTCCGATGAAGATGCGCGGTTCACCATTTCTGGCGCCTTCCCCCTAGAGGAATCAATATAGTTTTGTAGGTCTTTTTTTGCATCATACGAAACTGATGCTTTTATTGTTTCAAACTTTGCATCCAACTCGGCGTTAGCATAGGTTTTTGCTGAAAATACAACCAGCATCGCAATAAGGATCGGAATGGTTTTCATAGGTTGAACATCGCTCCGTTAACGGCATGGCGTCAAGGGAATCCGCTTGCCCGATAACTAATATGCGGGTAATTGTTCACTACTCATGGCTGAAATTGACTCTTTAATTGCCCCTGCCCTCACATCTGCCCCTGACATGGGGTCAGCTAGACTCGCTGATGACGCCTCCATGCAGCAGTTTGATGCCCTGCAACAGGAGCAAAAACGGCAGCAGGACAGGGATCTTGCCAAGAAGTCACTAGATCAGAATCAGATTTATACCCTTTACCCTGACCTTGCTTCCGCAGATCAAAAGGCAAAAGGCACAAGTGACGCCGCAAGCGTCATGCTCAACCTCTCCTACCGGCTCAATAAGCCTCTGGACGAGGTTCGTCAGAACTTCCAGATGCTACGCACGGGGTATGCACAAGCCCAGGGATGGGATGTTGCTTCCTCGGACTCCGTATTCAAAACCAAGTTCCAAGAGCAGTTCCAAAAAGAGGATGACCAGCAAAAGGCTATCCAGAACCTTCAGTCCAAGGCGCTTCAAGACTCTGTGAGCTATGCCGGCAAGGGGATGTCGCGCAACCCTCTGGCGGCATTTAGCGAATGGGATAAGGAACACGGAGCAATGTTTGGGGATGCTACCGAGGCGCAGAAGCTCAAGGTTTTCAATGAGACTTATCTGCCGGTGCAGAAGCAGATGAGTTCCCCTGTTGGGATCAAGGCAGCGCAGTTGGTGGACGCCCTGACCAAGAATGCCGATGCCGCCGGCATTCCAGAGGTGGGAGCAGATAAGACGGTTGCTGGAATGGAGCAAGGGCAAGATGTCCCGGTACAACCCAAAAAGATCGACCCCGTGCAGTTCATCAAGGGAATGTCGGGCGAGGATCAAGACAAGGTGCTTGGATTGGCAGCGCAGTTGATGGCAACGAGGCAACCCGAGATGGGCAACGGCATGAAGGTCGCCGGTGGTCTGGGTCAGGCTTTTGCGCAGGGATTCCTTTCCTACAACGCAATTAACCAGATTGATGACTTGGTGGACGCCGAGAAGCGCCTAAAGGCAGCGCAAACGCCAGAGGATGCCCAGAAAGCCAAGGATGACATTGAGAACATCAAACTGGCGCAGAAGATCAAACAAGCGGAGCAGATGGGCAATACGGTGCAACCAGAGTTGTATGGTCTCCCCAAGTTTGCATATGAGGCCGCGCAGGGAGTTGCCTCCATGCCTGGAGTCGTTGCCCCTGCTGTTATCCCCGTCCTCGGCGAGTTTGCTTTCTACAAACTAGCGCAGGCACAGGATGCCATGAAGCTGATGGCGCAGAACCCCGGCATGACTGCCGAGGAAGCCAAGAGCAAGGTTACGATTGCATCTGCTGCTTACGGAATCACGATGGGACGCCTTGCCGCGATCTTTGGCGAGGCATCCCCCGGTCTTGGTGGATTCCTCAAGCATACCTTGCAGGGAACCCTAGTCATGGAAGGTGCCGAGGCGGAACGCATCTTGGGGCGTCAGTTGCAGTCCGAGATTGACCCATCATTCAACCCGAATGAGGACTACGGGACCGAGTGGCTAGACCTCCTCAAAAGTACCCCGAAGAACTTTGTCACCCTTGCTGCCTTTGGTGGCATAGTAAAGCTGATCCAGGGCGAAAGGCCCGTTGATCCTAACTCTGCCGCTGAACTAGAAAAGCAGGCCGGCAACTCACGCCTCCTTCAATACCTTGGATTCACGCAAGAGACCGCAGAGAAGGTCGCGGGACTTAAAGAGGGGCAACGACTAAAAGCACTTGCCGGTGAGTGGGGCAACCGCACCCAAGAACAGAAGCAGGCCGGCGTGGAACTGGCGCGAGAGGATGCCGCTAAAGCCGACCAGACACTAGCCTCCCCCGACGCTCCCAAGATCGAACAGACTCCTGATGGCAAGTATGCCGTCACGACCAAGGATGGGGATCAGACCCATACCGCAGTCTTTGAGACCGAGGAAGGCGCAAGGCAGGCACTCCAGTTGGAATTGCAGTTCCATGAGGAAAAGAATGCTTCAACCGAGCCAACTAATGATTGGGTGACCTCTACGGAGGAGAAACCAAATGCAACCGCACCGTCCCCCGTCAATGAAGTTGATACCCGAATCAATGATGTCTCCTCCCGTCTTGGTCAGGAGTTTGGTGGCACCCTGCCGTCCAGCGTTGAAGTAGTTCACGAACCCGATGCAAACTGGAATGCCAAGATTGAAGGAGGCAAGATCAAGATGAATGCAGCGCACGTTGGTCCAGAGCAGGCAGTCCATGAGATGAACGAAGAGTTGTCCCATGCGGCATGGGGTGAAAGCGGGGTGCAGGATTTATTCCAGCAACTATGGGATAGCGCAGACCAGACACTCAAAGACAGCATTACGCAACTAGTTGAAAGGCTTTACGGAGATCAGTCAGCAGACATTCAGCACGAAGAGACCCGCGCAAAACTGGTCAAGGAGATCCTCAAGTTACGGGACAACCCAGAGAGCAAGGGTGCATGGGACAAGTTTGTTGAGGCTATCAAGGCCATCTGGGAGAAACTGACGGGAGCGCCGGTCACCGACCCCGAGGCTATCGCGGCAAAGATCATTGAGATAGGAAAAGCCAAGATTGAGGGAGAGCAGGGTGTAAAACTTTACAGAGGAACCCAAGAGGGCGGAGAACCCTATGGATTCAAAGGAAAGTTCTATTCCAAAAATAGGAAAGCAGCAGAGCAATACGGAAGCAATATTGAGGAATCTACCCTTCCTGCTGATGCAAAGATCCTAACTCCCGACAACGCAGAGTTTGCATCAATCTTGAAAGATTTTGAACAATCTAACCCTGATGATGCAATGTTCCTCAACGAATCCCCGGAAGTTGATGGATTTATGTTTCCTTCAGAGGATTGGGTGAATTACCTCCAATCCAAGGGATACGATGGAACATCCATAGGCAAAGATGCTGAAGATGTTTTCTTGTTTGATAAAAATAGCCAGACCTCCTTTTCCATCCGCGCCCGTGACGATGCCTCTGCACAAAAGAAGTCTTTTGTTGCCTCTGATTACCTTTCTTCCATCAAGGGTAAAAAGATAGAAACCCCAGATAGCGAGTTCTTTTCAAGCGCCACGATCCACGCAATTAAGAGGTCGGGCCAAAGTGGTTCTTTTTACGGGAGCATTACCTTTGAGGTTCCAGAAGAGAATTGGGATTCATTAAATAAACGAGCATCAAGAGAGGCAGAAGACACTTGGGAATCTGATCCGGACGATGGTGAACCGGGAGAAGTTACGGTTCGATTCAGAATCTCCGATCACGCATCCACAGAAAGCGCAAAGTCATCGCCGCATATAGACTTGAGGGTTGGCAAAAAATCCGATCCAAAGTTTGGAGTCTTTGATGGCGCTGATTCCGTATTCCCATCATGGGTAGAAGCTGCCGTCAACGTGGTGCGTGAGGCGCAATCTTTTTTTGGAGACAAGGGGCTTGCAGAAACCCTTGAAAAGAAGAACCCCTTCCCAGTTTCCCAGGAAGGGGCAGATCAAAACGGGGCGTCCCCCTTCGCCCGATCCGAGAGTAACCTCGGTCAACGCCCCGGTGAGGGCATCGGACTCAATGGCAATGAAAGCGAACTCTCCCCAGATGTCAACACCTCCTTCTCAATCCGCGCCCGTGACGAGGCATACGATTCGGCAGTCAAGTCTGGCGATATGGAGACCGCTCAAAGGTTGGTGAATGAAACTAGGGATGAGTTTATATCAACGCATCCTCAAGCCATATCCATGACTTCGGATGCATGGTCAAAGGCATGGAATGCTCAAAAAAGAAAAGACCTAGTGCTTCAACAGTTTAAAGAAGGAATAATTAAACACCTGATTGGACAAGCAAAGTCGGAAGGATGGAATTGGGGGTGGAAGCTCGACCCAAAAGCCAATCACCGTTTTAAGTGGGTTGCCTACTTTGATACTCCAGCAGGGCAAATTAGTTTTCATACGCGCATCCCTTTTGATGCTCTAGATCAACTCCACCCCATTCAAGAACGGTTAAGGGCTGAAATAAATGAGTTAGACCAAGAGGCAAAAAGATTCAAAAGCAAAACAGGAAACAAGGAGTTTGCCGCCAATAAAAACAAAAGCAAATTTCTACATGAACAACTGGACGATGCGGAAACCTTGGTTTCAACAGATCACCCATATCAAGGGTCGTGGGATGGTTCCAAAGGAACTCAAGGTGACCGACTTGGAAAATTAAACGCTGGTAGCGGAGGGGTTCCCCCCTCCGCCCCCACCGAGAGCCAGCCTATGGGTGGGCGATTTGTGGTACGTGACCTTGAGCAACATGACACAATCAAGAGCCTCGTCAAGTTATCTGATGCAGTTACATACGACGATGCCGGCAACGTCATTCCGCTTTCGCAGAGGTTCAACCCAGAGAGCAACGACATAAGGTTTTCCAAGAAGACTCCCGCCCCAATCATCGGTGCCATCCCTCCCCCGAAGACGATGCGGGAGCAGGCCGCAGAAATAGCGTCACGGGTCGCCAGCACGGTCAGAGACCTTCCTAAAGACTCCGCTTTCAAGCGACACCTCCTGCAATGGTCGGCACGTTCTCAGGCTTCCAGCGACGAGGTAATGCGTGTCCAGCATACGATTGAGACAACGATCAAGGACAAAGCAAAGCGGGACGGTATCACCAACTGGATCGAAGCAGGCGGAGATCGCGCCCTGCTCCTGCAACGGGCAGCAGCATCTAAAGAACCCAAAATCAAAGCCGGTTACGAGGCAGCGGCAAAGTTCACCACAGAGGAGATCAAGGTGGCTGAAAAGGTGCGTGACACTTTCAACATCCTTGAGGCCCGTGCAAAGAAGTGGGGCATTGATATGGGACATCGGGAAAACTACGTCCCCCATGTTTATTTACAGGAACCTCAACTACCTTCCGGGTCATCCCCAAAGCGCCTCTCCGAGTTTTTCAAATTCAGCCAGAAGCGCACTTTTGAAAGCTACTTCGGCGGGGAGCAGGCCGGTTATCACCCACAGACCAAGGACATCAGCAAACTCCTCGGGCTTTATCTCAACGACATGAACAATGCGATCAACTCGCGTCGATTCGTTGCCGAGTTGAGCAAAGGCAAAGCAAGTGATGGTCGCCCCCTAGTGTCCCCCCGTGGAAGCGGAATTGCAAAGAAGGGAGAGTCAGGGGAAAGCGAGGTTCACCTTGTTTATCCTGATGCGGCTCAAGAAGGGCATGAGGATTACAAGATCATTGACCAACCCGCCCTGCATGATTGGAGCTTTGCCGGCAAGGACGAGAATGGGAAGAACATCATGGTCAAGGGAGACCTTGCCGTTCACCCCGAGATTGCCCTGCGCTTCAGCAACGTCCTTGGGTCATCCGCAATCCGCAAGTGGTGGAATGCCAAGACAGAGAACCCGTTCCTAAACTTCACCAAGGGGACGGCAAAGTTCTTGCTGGATGACTTTCAGAGTATCGTTAAGGGAACAATGCTTTCCTTCTCCCCGTTCCACCAGGTGCAGGAAGGCATCCATGCCATCGGTCACAGGGTCAACCCGTTTGCCAATATCCCCAAGATCGACCTCCGCGATCCAAAGCAGGCAGATGCCGCCGCGCATGGCCTGATGCTTTCCCATGACAGGCTTTCGCAGTCTCTATTCATGGAGGGAGTCGGCACCAACAACCGCAACCTTGTCACGATGGTTCTCCGTAAGATTGGGTGGGGTCTGACTACCGCTGCCGCCGACAAGGTGGATTCCTACCAGCATTGGCTTTTCAGCCAGTATATCCCCGGTCTCAAGCTCAAGACCTACGAACATATCCTTGAGCGCAACATGGAACGATTCAAGGCGGACATTGCCGCCGGCAAAGCTACGGAGTTCCAAGTCAAGAACCTCTCGGCGCATCAGGCCAATGCCGCATACGGGCATCTGAACTACACCGAGATGGGTCACAATCCGACCATTCGCCACGCTTTCCAGATTGTTCTCCTTGCCCCTGACTTCTTGGAGGCTCGGAGTCGGTTCGTAGCGCAATCGCTAAAGTCCCTGACGGGAACCAAAACGGGTATTGAGCAGTTGCAGGCTTTTGCCTTCCTTGCCGCCACCCAGGTCGTTGCCGCAACGATCCAGAAGGTGCTGACCAACGGAGACCCCGAGTGGGATCACCCGTTTGAGATGCGTGTAGGCAATAAGTATTACGGAATGCGGAGCGTCCCCGAGGATGTCTTTAAGATGCTCCACAACCCCACCGGCTTTATCGGCGGTCGCATCTCCCCCATCTTTGGTCGATTCATCCAAGAAGGCGTCTTTGGGGTCAACTACCGGGGAGAACGCACAAGCGTTGGGGATGCCATTGCCGACATCATGGCAGGCATCGTGCCCATGCCAATGCAGTCCCTCACCCGCCAATGGACAACGGGAGGCAAGGCCAACCCGATTTCCCCGCTTGAGCAGATCCTATCCTCTGCCGGCGTACAAGTGCATCGGTATAGCCCGATCACCAAGGTCTATCCCCTCGCCCATGATTGGGTGAAAAAGAACTACCCCGAAGATGTCCAAAGGGGCAGTTACCCCGTCAGCAAGTACCAGCAGTTAAGGTATGCCCTAGAGGACAACAATACAGAGGCAGCAAACAGGGAGATTGACCGGCTTGTAGATGGCGGCATGAAAAGGGGGGACATTGGCAAAGGGTTTAAAGAGAGTGTTAATCACCCATTTACAGGAAGCAAAACTCACGATCAGGAGTTTTATAAGTCGCTAGACGAGGACGATAAGAAGCGGTATGACGCCGCAGTAGAACGCAGAAAAGAAATCCTGCGCCGCTTTATGTCAGTCGGTCACTAACATTCCGCTTGCCACGTTAGTTACTGCACGTTAGTAGTAGCGGCAATGTCTGTATCGACCACCGCAACAAGTCAGTCTTTTACTTCCACGGGAGGAACTACCTATCCGATTACTGCTTTTTCGTTTTTTGATTCTACAGAATTGTTGGTCGTTAAAAAGAGTGGCGGAGTATCCACAACCCTTGTTTTGGGGACGGATTACTCTGTTACAGGAGGGGCCGGCAGCACCGGGAACGTCATCACGACAACCGCTATTCCTTCTGGAGTCACGCTGATTGTCAGTCGGGTAACGAGCAAAACACAACTGACCTCTTACACTACTGGGGATCGATTCCCAGCCTCGGCCCAAGAAAAGGCGCTGGATCGTTTGACAATGATAGTTCAGGAGAATGGTCAAAACTCCATTCCCAATACGACAACGACTTCTGGGTCGGCGCCATTTGTTCTTGGTATTAGTGACGCCGGCGGCACTCCATATTGGGTATCTCAAACGGCATCAAGCATTGCCGATGGTGCGATTACAACAGCAAAAATTGCAAATGCCGCAATTACTCCTGCAAAACTCTCTTCAAATGGTAACATTACTTGGGATGCTGCTGGAAACATAACAGCACCTAGCTTTATTGGTTCAACTACGGCAACGGCAGTCGCCTCTGGTTCTGTGACTCCTGCCGGCCTTGCTGGATCGGTTGGTGCAAATGCCTGGGTCAGCAAAACTGCCAATTACACGGCAGTTATTGGAGATCGCATTGAGGCTGATACCTCCTCATCCGCATTTACGATCACGCTCCCTGCCTCTCCTACCCTCGGCAGCATGATCACTTTTGCTGACGCAGCACGAACTTGGGCAACAAACAACTTAACGGTTGCTCGTAACGGAAACACGATTGAAGCATTGAGCGAGGATCTTGTCTGCAATGTTTCGGGCAAGCGTATCGCAGCAGTCTATAACGGAAGCACCTGGAGGATATACTAATGAACTTATCTACACTTATTGGCGGAGGAGCAAACCCGTACCTAGAGTTTGCATGGTTGACTTCTCCAAACTCAACTGGTCAGACTATTGAGGTAAATGTAATTCGCACTTTAAACATTGATACCAAAATTACGGACACAGGGAACAATGGAGATATTGGTTCTGGAACTGGAATTACTGGAACGAATACGGGGTTGACCCTAGCGGGTAACCAAATTGGCTTGAAGGCAGGAACTTATTATTTTGATGCGTTCACTTCATTTATGGCAGACGCAATAACATCTGGATCGCTTGGTTTGTATAATGTTACTGCCACAAAATACATTTCTCAAATTGGTTACAGAACAACAAGTAGCACTGAAATAAATAATTTACAGGGTCAATTTAGTATTAACTCCTCATCAATATTAAGCATTACGATGTGGCAAGTGAGTTACTATAATGGCAACGCAATAATTACGAATCTTAATGGTAATAATGGAGCATCAACAACAATTACAACTACGGGAGCAGATCAACGAACCACGCTCAAACTCTGGAAATTAGTATAATATGACTAAAGAAGATTACATCAAAACCGTCTGGGGTGTCGCTTGCAACAACCTCGGATACCCTGTTTGCAATTGTTATTTATACCGAGAAGAGGGAGTCCCTGCATCCGTTACCGATGCCCAGATCACCGCAGAGTGCGAGCGAATTTTAGCTGAACCCCCACCCTCACCACCGCAACCACCAGCATGAGTGAACCAACCCTTGAGGCATCACTAGAGGCTACCAATTCCCTGTCCTTGGAGACCCACCCAGACGAGGTGTTGATTGCTAGAAACGATGAGAGCAATAAACAGAACCCTATTCAAAAGGCATTTGTAAAACTCATCGACCGGATCATCTCACTCTAACCCAACACCATTATGACCATAACATCTGTCGTTACCCAGGGAACTCGTACTCGCACCATCAGCACCTACTCGCAAGAGGGTGGCAGTAACCCTACCGGGGTGGATGCAGATCCCTCCCGTGAATGAGCATCCTCAACGACCCCTACGTCCGAAAGCCGGCTATTCGATGGAATAGCGGTGACACCCTTCCATCCGGGGAAGGGCAGGGTCGTTCTATGCCGCTGCTGGTGGATGACACAACGGGTCGCCTGTTGGTTGACCTCCCGCCCTATTCAGACCCAAATACAACCAATGGTTTGCTTCATGCTATTGAAGCCGACATCCAGGCTCCGTTGCAGATTAAACTCCCCGGTCTAAACATAGAACCCTACGATTACATGTCTCTCTCCTACACGGGTTCCAACCTCACGGGAGTTGTCTACAAGACGGGAGG